CGCCACGAGTGACGGCAGTTGCGCTGCCGGAGTCAGCAACAAGGAAGGTCGCCGTGTTGCCTTTGATTACCGCTTCGGTGACAACGCAGGAGCGGAGGAGCGATTGACGCGCCTCGAAACCCGCGATGAACTCGTCGCGGTATTGAACTTGAAATGCCGTTGCGGCCATTGTTGCCAACTCCAAAAGAAAAAGGGTTTGAAGCCTTCGCTTGGGTTGGCTGCGTCTCGGCAGATCAGGGTTGGCCTTTCGGGGCCTGATCAACCAATGCAGGGCCTTGCTACAGCAAGATGCGCCTTCGATCGGGGCCTTCCGGGTTAGCCGATCGTCAGCACGTCAGAAACTATCGCCTCCGATGTTTGTTTGTAAAAAGATGTACGCACTTCAGATGCTGGTGGCGCGACTTCCGCTACGACCTTGCCATGTCGAGTGATCTGCACTCGCTCACCGGCGCGCACGCGCTCAATGATGTCAGCAAGGTTCTCGCGAAAGTCACGCCACTTCACCTGAGTCATATCAGGCGGCGCGGCTCTTGAGCCTTTGCTGTGCATCGATCAGCTGGCGGTAGCGCTCCTGCTGCTTCTCGGCCGTTGGGCCTTTCCAGTAGTCCGACGCCTTGTTCGCCATCTTGCCCTTCAGCGTCGCGAGCTCAGCCTCGATCGACTTGATCTGATCGCCGCCACTTGCAGGAATGAGCACACCGGCCGGATTGATCTCGCGCGCCTTGTCGGCCAGCCACGTGATGAACTCGGGACTGTTGAACAGTCGACGACCATCGGGAAACGACGCGTCCATGAACTGATTCTTCAGCTCGCCGCCCAGGCCATCGAGCAGACTGGACACTTGGCCCATATTGGCGCGGTAGTCGTTGCCCCACTGCTCGCGCAACTTGTCGGTCGCTTCGTGTGAGTGCTGCTTGTCGGCCTGCTGGGTTGTGTTCTGCTCCTTGTCCTGCAGATCGTAGTACCACTTGACGACGGACTGAACTGCACCTGGCGGCACGTTCTGATCGTGCATCACCTTCGCGAACTCGGTGAACAGCGGTTGATCGTCCTTGCCGATCACCAGGCCATCGGGGAGCTTCTCGAAATACCCTTCCGGCTTCTCGGGAATGCCGTTGGCCTGTCGCCACTCCGCACGCTCCTGTTCGTTCGCATTCGCAGGCAGGGGCTTCGCAAACTCGCCGGAGCGAATCTTGTTCTGCGCCTCCAGCAGCGCATCGAATGCCTTGACCGGATCGGTGAACCGTTCCAAGCGCGCGAGCTTCTTGCTGTCGTCACCGGCGTACATGTTTCGCCAGTTTTCGGGCCAAGCAGCGGCGGCCGGGCCGGCCGGGTTCGGAGCAGACGGATTGGCGGGCGCAGCGGGGTTCGCTGGATTCGGGTTTGCCGCTGGAGCCGCGGGATTAGCAGCTACCGGGGAGGCCGGGTTCGCCGGGGCCGGATTTGGATCGGGCATTCAATGTCTCCTGTGTGTCAGCGTTTCAGCTTCTGAAGCAGTGAGTCGAACATCTCAATTTGGTCGGGACGGTAAAACTTTTTGGGGTACTGATCCGAGACGTATCCGCGGAAGAATGCATCGCCGCCTTGAGTGTTCAGCCATTGCTCAAAGGTGGGCTTTCGATCCTCCGAATACAGACCAGATTTGATCTGGTGCTGATAGTCGCCCTGGAGTATTTCCTTCTGCTTCGCGTCGATGGAGGCAACGAACTTGGTGCGCGCCTTCTTAAAATCCGGATCAACCTTTGGAAGAAGGTGCGAGAAGATCTCGCCGAAGGCGTCCTTGGACTTCATATCATTCGAGAACAACTCGATCGTCGGCTTGCCTGGATTCGGATTCCAGCTCTCTTCGGCTGGATAGAATTCCATCTTGCGACCAGCCTGCGGCTGTCCGCGCCAGTCAGTCGACGACGCAGTCGAATCCTTCAACTCAATGCCGAAACGTCTCAGCCCTGGGAATTCGCGATACATTTCCTCGACGACATTGTCATCGTCATCCGCGTTCAGCGCTGTCTTTGGCGCAGGCATCAGGAGACTTGCTTGGACGGCATCCCGTCCGACTTGAACTTTCGAATGTCGGCAGCGAGCAGCGAGCGAATGTATGTTCCGACGCGACGCTTGCCCAACGCATACGCCGTGTCTCGATCGCTGGCCGGGCAGTAGGGTTCGTCGTCGACGCCGCACACGTGGACGAGAATGAAATGCAGCGCGCGCTTCTGCTGCTCGTCGGTGGCCACGCCCTGCGAGACTGCCTTGATGGCAACAACGTCGGGCAACTCGGCGTGCGGCGGCGCCCATGGTTCGAACAGCTTAGGCCGCGGCATTTATCGCCTGCCCTGCCTCGCCCATCGTCTTGCCAGTCTCGGCCACCTGCTGAAGCATCGCGGCCTGTTTCTCGGCCTGCTGCTGCTGAACCATCTGCTGCGCGTGAGCCTCGACATCATCCTCGGAGCGCAGCCACTCGGTTTCCACACGAATACCCGACAACGCATCGCGCAGAGCCTTGCGCGCGTCGAGCGTGGCGATAGCCGCCGGATCCAGTTCGGCCGCTTGTAACAACAGCCCTTTCGCCTCCATGAACTTCTGGCCCTTCTGCCGCTCGATCGCATCGTGCAACGGACTCTCGAATGTGAAGCGAACATCTGCGCCGCGGATGCTTCGGGGAATGTCCTTGGCCGGACCGAACGCACCGACGCGCATCAAGTCATCGAAGGTCGCCTCACACAGCGCGCCGTTGTAATCGGTCTCCATGGGCTCGAACAGCGGCAGCGCACCGCGCACGTATTCCTTGACCCACTCCGACACTTCATAGGCGGTCATCTCTTTCGGAGGGAGCGCCGACAGTTTGTTCAGATAGAACGCCTGCGACAGGATTTCCATCTTCTCGCGGCTGATCTCCATGCCGAACGGAAGGCCGGACTTGTCCTGCACGACAGGGCGCAGCGCCTCGCCGAGGCGCTCGTCGTAGGCCGCATCGACCTGAGTGATGCCACCCGAGTAATACTTGATGCCGCCGTAGATGGCTTCCTTCGTCGCGATCAGGGGCGGTCGCACGGCCATCTCACCGGCTTCCAGCAACGTCAGCGTCATGGCCTGGAGCAAGCGGGCATCCGGCAGCCCGCACACCACCGCCGGCGAATACGCATACTGAGAGCCCGATACCGTCTGCCACCGCGGAATGATGTACTTCTGCGACATCAGATTGCGTTCGTCGATGACGTGCTTGTTGTCTGTGTCGACGTACAGCGCGACGAATGGCGACTGGCGCCCGTCGTAATCCTCGCCGGTCATCACCACCTGGCGGCAGTTCACCTCGGCGTACGGCGTCTTTTCCATCAGCTTCGTGACGTTTCGGTGCAGCTTCTCCTTGCCGAACTCCTTGTGCAGCCACAGGACCGACGGCGTTAGACGGTGATGCACTTCGGCGAGCGATCCATCGGGCGCCTCGCACCACGCAACGTCCTTCAGATGCCAGCAGCGATACAGCAGCGACGTCTTGGCGTAGTTGATGTCCTTCGTGATGGCCGTTTGGCCAAACGAGACGAAGTCGTGATCGCCCTCTTTCGTCGCGCGAATGAACTGCGCCACGCGGTCATACATCGCACGCCGCTGAATCTTCGTGGCGCGCTCCAGCCACTTGCGGCCGGAATGGTCCAGCCGATCCTCGCGATCGATGGAGACCTTGAACCATTCCTGATCCTGCCGGCGCAGCATCGAAGAGATTGCATTGCCGAGCTCGCGGCGAACGATCAGCGGATAGCTCGAGTTGAGGTGAGCGGCGAAATCCTCGCCCAGCGTCGGCGTGTAAGTGAACGCGCCCCGCTCGGGATAGAACTGATCGCTGACCTCTTGCCAAAATGACATCAGCCCGAGCCGCTTCGAGAAGAGGTTGTCCCCATTCTCGATCAGCTGCTTCGCACGGGAGTCCATCAGCCGCCAAGCCCTTCGTCATTCGACGTGAGCACGGTCGAGGCGCGGCCGCCGCCGCGGGACTTTCGGCGACGCTGGCGTTCCAGTTCTTCTTCGTCCGGCAGCGGAATCGTCTTGTCGGCTGGAGCCTGTGGCATCTCCGGATTCAGGCTGTCCCACGTATTGCCGACCTCTTCGTCGACCTTGTCGGCCGGGCCCGAGCGGAGTGCCTTGGGCGTCGCCTTCCTGATGGTCTTATGCAGTTTCGCCATTTACTTTCTCCGCGGTCCGTAATCGACTTGAATGCTTCCGGAACGACGCCTGCCGTGCTCAAGTGACGGCGGCAATGCGCGAGCGATAGCGCGAGCTCCTGCGAACCAGGACATAACAACAGCATCGCCCTTGTTCGTTGAACGACCGAGCGTGTCGCAAACTTTCTCTTTCGTTTCGGCCTTGATGAACTGCCCTTCATGACCACGGTTGATCACTTCGTAGTGAACCGCGGCCAGATCAGCCAGCAGCTCGTTGTCCGGCGGCAAAGCGATTGGCGATCCACCGACCTGCTTGGGGTCAAGCGCTTCACGGAATTGCCAGCAGAGCTGACTGCGCAGATTGGTGAACTTGAACAGGTTGTCGCGAGAGCGTGCGCGCGAGGGCTTGACGCCCATATATGCAACACATTCCTCAGCTGACATTCCGTTGTCACCGCGCAGATGCCCATAAGCGTCCGCCCCCCAGCCGCCGCCGACATCAAGAATGATGGTCGCGCCGTGCTTGCGCCTCGACACCACAAGGCCAGCAACTTCGGTACCGCCAGGCGTTTGGGCGCCTGGCACCTTCGTTATCGTGTCGTACCAGCCGTCATACCGCGGGGCGATGGTCGTGTCATCACCGCCACCTTGCGCAACGTCAGCACCGAGCGCGCACATCGGCACACCATCCGGCGGCTTTGGTGTCCACCGATCCTGAGCCGCCTTGATCCAGGCAGTCGGGATCATCTGCCATTCGTCGTCCTCGCCACCCAGAGCGAACAACCCCTTCAGGAGTTGTGATCGCAATGGCTCAGGCAACGAATTCAGTTTCGCCCGGTACTCAGGCGTGTCGCGAAAAGGATTATCCTTGAGAGCTGCGGGGATGAAGGTGAAGGACAGCGGCTTGTACAGCTCGCCTTCAATCTCCACTTCTTCGGGCCCGGCCTGCCAGACCGGCTTGCCTTGGATCATCACCGCGAATCGCAACTCACCTGGCTGCGCGCGGTTTCGATAGCCCTCATCCAGCCACGGCGCAAACCACTCCATCATCCAAGCGCCAGCGGCCGTCCGTGGTGGATTGCTCGCCAGCACGACCCTGCATCGCTGCCCGGTTGGACCGCGATTCCATGCCATGAGGGATGAGATCTGCTCTTCGAGGAATTCACCAGCTTCGTCGTAGCCGATAAGGTCGCGCTCTCGACCTGCATGCTTGTTCCAGTCGCCGGGCTCTTTCATGCCGGCGAGCTTCACGGAGCGGCCATCAGCCCATGACCATTCCATGTCTGATCCGTTGAAGTCAGCGCGCGAGGCAATGATCTGCTTGCCGGCCTCCTCCAGCCCGTCCGTCTGCCCCGCTTCCCGACGGAATATGATCGACCGCTTGTGCTCCTGAGAGGCTAGGCCAAGCAGCAGGAAGCTTTTGCCGCCACCAGCCTGGCCGCCATACAACAGCACGTCAGCCCTGCTTAGGTAGGCGGCAGTCTGCGGCCCAGGCAGCGGTACGAAGCTCATATGCTTCGTCACCGCGAGCGCATCCTTCGTGACCTGATCCCTGGTCTTGGCCGGCAGCTGATTCAGCCGGCCAATGATGTCATCGAGAACTGAACTCAACGGGCCATCGCAACGTGGACATAGTCGAGGTTTGCGGTGATCGAAGTCGTCGTGGACAGCTTGCCGAATGCGATCGTCGGCGTCAGATCGGTGGCCGCAGTGAGTGCGCCGGTCATCGCCGTCCCCACCTGGATGCCATTGCGGTAGAAGGTTGCGACGCCAGCGGCCGACACTTCGATGCGAAGCACCTCGTATGTATTCACCACCGGTGCATAGCCGGAGTTTTGATGAGTCGCGTCGACATCGTTCGCCACGCCTGTCAGCCACCAATTGTCAGTGGTCATGCGGGTGTCGAACATGAAGCCAACGGCGTCCGTTGCGTTCGTGGTGAACGTATCCGCTGAACCGGCAGAGATGATCGGCGCTTCCAGCGTCACCAGATCGGTGAAGCCGACGAAGCAATACGCCTCCGTGATCTGCGACATCGAGATCCGGCATTCGAACACCAGCCCGCCATTGCTCGCCTGCCACTGCAGGGCCTGTGTGAGTTGAGGCATGTCAGCCGCAAGGCCCGTGCCCGCATCGCCCGTCGTGATTCGCAGAACACCACCGATGCCGCCGGCCAGGATGGCTGCATCGCTTGTCGCGCTGTCCGTGCCCTCGACCAGATTCCACTGGTCGGCAATGACGTCGCCGAGGAAGTCATCGAAGAACGAGACCACGCCTGGGCCAGGCAGCGCGATCTGAGAGCCGTGATTGCCAGCTACGAAACCGGCCGGGCACACCAATCGCCCGGAGGAGTCCAGGCCAAGCAAGTGGCCGTGCAGCGAAGTGAGAATGCGAGACATGAGAAAACCCTCAGTAGTGAAACTGCTTGTGAGTACGAACTCTGCTTGTGCCGATTCCCTGTCGGCTGCTGTCGACCCTATCCGCCGAGTCGTGGCTTGCGATTCAAAACGTGCTTGTCGTAGGGGCGCATCAGTGCTCCGTCGGCTCTGACTTCTGGGCGCCTGACTGCAAGGCGAAGGCGATCCGGCGGGCCAACTCCACCTCGGTCATGTCAGCGGTCTGGATCGGGCCGCCGTCGGCGCCAGTCAATTCCGCCTGCACCCGCTCGCCGTACTTCTTCGGCTTGAGCTTGGCCGCGATCCACTTGCGCGTATCGACCCGCAAACGCGAGCGGTTGATCGCCTCGCCGTTCAATCGGTATCCGACGTTGTCCTTGTCGTGCTGTTCCATCCAGTCGTTCGTTGCTTCGTCGGCAATGTCGAGCATCTCGTCGACCAGGGCGTCGGCCGATTCATCTTTCGCGCGTGTGTATTGCTCCAGGAACTCGGGGAAAGCGCGCAACCAGTTGAACACGGTCGACATGCAAGGCATTTCCTCTCCCTTACACACCGATCGAAGCGACTTACCCTTGGCCAGCTCCTCGCAGATGCGGCTTGCAATTTCTTGCGTGTAGTCGCTCGGTCTGCCACCCGCATGCTTTGGCCGAGTCTCCTGGGCCTCATCGCTCATGTCGCTATACCCTGTGATGTTGCCCGGCGCGGCTGATTTCGATATGCGCTTGGCTACTACCAAGTTTCTTGGTCACGCGATCGCCACGCCCCATCGACGCCATCA